TGGACTTTCATGGCCAAATCCTCCCGTCTCAGTCGTTAGCAGCTTTGGCCCGACAATAAAAGTTTTCCATGCAGCTAACGGCAACAGCCTTCGGCATCTTCAAACGTTGGGCGGCCTCACGCAGCGCAAAGCCATCCACCAGGAAGCTAATAATTTTTGCCTCTTTCGGCGTGGCAACGCTCACCACCTGCTCCAGAAGGGCCTTGTCCTCGATCTGCCGCTCCGTATCCTGCTTTGGGTCTTGGACATTCATGTCGTCCAGGCTGATAATGTAAGCGCAGCGTTTGGCACATGCATTGTACTCGCCATCCCGGAGGATGGAATCCTTCATGGCCCGGAACGCCATCGCCTTGAACTTCACTCCGGCGGGCGGGTTGCGGAAATACTGCTGCACAGCGGAGAGATAGCCGAAAATCACGATGTCATAAAAATCATCCATCGGGAGGCGTTTACAGCGGAGAAAGTCAATCACCAGTTCATGGTGCTGCTCCGCAAACCCCCGTTCCTCTTTTATCATAGGACGCAAGGCTCTCATTGTGTTCAACTCCTTTCAGTGATAGGGCATAAAGGGCATAATAAGAGGGCATAGCTTGTTTTATTTAGCTGGCCTCCGCCAACTCCGGCACCAACTGAGCGGCGTTCACGATCTCCATGAACTGCTGTGCGTAGGTTTTGGCGTTGGCGGCCTCCTCCGGGGTGAGGACGCTGACCGCCTCGAAGTTAAACAGGGCGTATGGCTTGCCCTGCTTGCTGGTGGCTTTCTCCAAGGTGATCCTGGTGACAATGCTGTTGATAGGCCGCAGGGTACTCAGCAGCCGGGTAGAGTATTTCAGGAACCTGGGCTTGCTGGTCACGGGAACCCGTACCAGCAGCGGGATGATATTGTCGGGCCGCAGCAGGAACAGCAGCACCGATTCCTTGCAGGCTTTGGCGTTGCTCTCGCCGTCCTTGGAACCGAAGTCGTTGTAGGGACAGTGAGCGCACGCTTTTCCGTCAAAGGAAATAATGCTGTTCTGGCTCATGCAGACGGGCGGCGTACCCTCCACCGGGTCAGGGGTATCCCAATAGGCCCGGGGCGTGGTGTAGTCCAGGACGATCCCAACCAGCTCCTTTTCCGCTTCATTCCCGGCCAGCCCCGGCACTTCAAACACCGTGGAGCCACCGGACGGACTTTTGACCAAATCGAACAGGTCGAGGGTCAGGGGCTGGCTTTTCAGGTTGGCCCGGATGATGTCAAGAGCGTTGCTGGTCAGGGCCAGATAAGCGGAGTTCGCAGGGGCCAGCGAGGTATCGGGAGCAGCGGCCACTTCTCCGGGCTGCTGCAACTCCTGAATCTTCCCGCTTATGCGGCCTTTGAGTGCTGTGTTGTCCATGATGAACCTCCTTTAGCTTGCCGCTTTGATGGTGAAACGGCGGTACGATGATTTGTTGGCGTACTTCTTATACAAAGTCGGGTGTTCCGCTTTCAGGGTCTTACTGTCCAACCGCTCCTGAGACACGCTTTTCCAAGTGATGACACGGCCCCCGGCGGTGCCGACCTCATTCTCGCCCATCATTTCTTTCAGCAGATTTTCGGCCTTATGCTTTTGCTCGGTGACGATCTCCAACTGTTCACAGGCATCGTCATACTGGGCCAGAAGAGCGGAGGCGGCGTCGGGGAGCGTAATTTGAGACTTGGGCTTGCCGTTGGGGAATCGCTCGGACAGGAACCTGGTCGAAGCGTCCGAGCCGTCCAGCGGCGGGGGCGTGAGGTCTTGCACATGATTCCAGAAAGCGGCCTCCAACTCAATGAGCATGGAGATCAATTCCTCGTCACGCTCCACGAATTTCCAGCGGAAGGTATTGCCGCCGATCAGCACGGCGATATAGGCCCCGGCATACCCGGTAACGGCCATGTAGTGCTGGATTTGAAGTTGGTATTCATCCGGGATGGTGTCCTCCCATTCGCCAGCCTTGTAGGCGGAGGCTGTCTTGGCCTCGAAAATACACGTCCCAACGTCCGGGACTTCACAGATACCGTCCAGATTCGCCAGCATGAAGGGGTGTTCCTCGCTCTGGAGAAGATGCTTGAACTGCTTGACCTCGATTCCGGTGCGCTTGGTGAACTCGGCCCGGACAAACGGTTCCAACTGCGTACCCCAGTAAGCGGCCTCCCCGGCCTCCTGGGGCGGGAGCTGGTCGGTCTTATCCAGCCACAGCTCCACGGGGGACTTGTAGCGGTTGATCCCGCAGACTACAGAAGCGTCCGAACCGCCGATGCCCTGCTTGCGGTACTCCAGCCAGTCCGCATAGGGCAGATTTTCGGTAGAAACTAAAATGTTCGCTGGCATATCAAAACCTCACTTTCATCAAAATAGGGACAGGGGACGCACAGCCACAGGCCGCACGCCCTCTATATGTCCATTTACACATCATGCCGCCGCCAGCACCATTTTGTATGCCTTGTCGATCATGGGGTTGCCCTCCACCGTCCGCAGGAACAGGTTCTCGTTGTAGTTCTTGGTCTTGCGGATGGGATTAGAGTGTGTGGCAAAATCGCTGACAGCGTTGACAAAGCGGTAGCCATTCTTGCCCACGCTGGACAGGTCGGGAGCGTCCCAGTACCGCATTTTCATGTCCTCCAGCAGACGCAGATTGTTCTTGCGCTGGACTTCCGGCATATCAGCAGTGACAGGGAAGAACTCCTGCATGAGCTCCATGATCTTCCGGTCAGGCAGTTTGATCTGGGACAGGGTATCAATGCCCCGGCCCAGCTCGCTCATGTACTTCTCGGCCAACCCAAGGGTTTCCTCGGCCTCATGGACACGGAGCATGACGTTCTCGGTGTGCTTGGTAGTCCAGATACGCTTTGCGCTGTTGAGGGCCAGATTAAGGGTGTTCTGGCAGACAACACGGATGGGGGTCATAGCGACTTTGATACCGGAGCTGCCATCGTGGGAGTTCATCACCACCAGATAGGGGGCAATCTCGTCCCCTGCGATGATGTAGCGGTGGGACATACGAGCCAGCATCCAGACCTTGCGGCCTCCCTGCAAGGCCCCGGCAGTCTCGTAGGTCACGCCAGCCCCCAGCAGGTCATCGGTAAACTGGAAAGCGTCCTCGTTCTGCACCACTTTGTAGCGGTCGGACACGATACCCAAGGGAGCGTTGTCGGTGCTGCGGAGATTGGCCTTGTAGCCAGCGATCAGGGAGCCATCTCCAGTGTAAACGTCCGTCTGGACGACCTCCCAATCAAGGCCAGCGTAAATTAGGGCGTCAGCGGAGGTGGGCGCCTCCTGCACTTCCGTACCCAGGCCATGCCAAGGCTTTTCACGAACATAGAACATGGTTTCAACGTTTGCGGGCATAGATAAATTCCTCCTTAAAGCAGAATGAGGCCCCGGGGAATTACCCCGAGGCCTTCGTAGTTATAATATGTGTTTCTGTTGCAATCTGAATCGGAAACTTTACACTAAGCGGTGATGCACGCCGATAAAATGTCCCCACTGCTTGCATCAATTATTACGACAGTATATACGGAGCCAGCTGAGGAACCACCTTGATTTACAAACCAAAATTCGACCTCTGTTATAACAGCCGCAAGCTGTTCGTGCCGTTCAATCGTCGGGAATACATTTCTCACATGAACATTTGAAATTCTAAAGTCCCGCGATACAGATTGATTATAAGCGTTTTTCCATTCACTGGAAAGTTGTACACTGATCGGATCATTGAGTCTAATCAATTCTGTATTACTTAGGGTCGTGTTGAAATCGTTTTCCTGCTCAAAGGGGTCGGAGTATCCATCTCCGTAATAGGGATCGTAGCCGCCGTCGGCTAAGTTGGTGGGATTGTCCTCTACTTCGCCAAGTTCGCTTTCGGGGGTTTGAGAACGAACAAAATTGGTCGAATCACCATACTCATTCGATTCATCATTCCAAATCAAAATATCTTGGTCAGAATCGAAAGAGAAGTTTCCAATCAAGTCCTTTTCCACCGATGAATCGGATATTGGTTCCCCATTTTCATCTGGTAAAATCTCCATAAAACTCATGACACCTTTATCATAATGAAGTATCTCACCATCCAATTTACAAGGGAGTACCCAATTCAGGAACACACTTCCGTGGGGGACGAAGGAAATAGAAAATAGAATATCTGTTTCGGATTCATTTACAGATACGTGCATGGTATATCCACGACCGTTTTCGTCTTCCCATACCCCCACCGCCTTTTGCCACTCCCCAACCTCCACTGTGGACTGTTCATCGTTCAAGATATCCACATCATTTTCGGAGGCTGTTTCCTGGCTAACGGGAACGATGGCATCTATGGTAGACTCTCCGCTGCACCCCGTTGCCAGAAACAATACGCAGATTCCTGCAAAGATGAATAACCATCTTTGTGCTTTCATATAGTTCACGTCCTCTATTTCATGGAATTAAATTGTGCATTGTAGTGGAAAAGTGAATTTATTTGCTGGATTTGATGTTAGGCCGCGTGGAAAGCAGCGCAGGGTGAATCATCGTACCATTGATAGTAAGTAACTTCCACGCTTTTTTCATACTCCATGCCTTGATGAAAAGCGGAATTGCGACCAGAATTGGTATAATAAATACAAAAGTGGCGATAAGACAGACGATGGCCGCAATTATATACGATTTATAGCGGCTTGTGGTTTGATATAGCTGGGCAAGTTCAATGTTTTTAGGCGTGCAGGCGTTCAATGCGTCAAGATACTTTTTGGAAGAATCAGTACGGCCCTTGTTCTGCACATAGGACACGGCCTCCGCAACAGCTTTGGAATCTGTAATATCGGTTTTCATGTAAAGGTTATCAAAAATTTCCCCGTCCTCCGCAGACCAGATATTTTCGATCCGGGCTTGTACCTTTTTCAAGAATGGGGCTTTCAGTACATCGGGGGCCTTATGCGCTTTGATTGCGGCGATAAACTCCTCACAAGCAGATTCATCTGCCGTTTCATAGCCCTGGCAGGCTTGGGTCAGTTCTTCCAGCCAAATGGACTCTACACGCTTTTGCAGCAACTCTAAGAATGGTTCCTTCATCTTTTCCTGTGCCGGGTATTGACGTACTTTATCTGCAAGCCGATTGCAACTTTCCTCGCCCGCTGTCTGATACCCTTCACAGAGCCTTCGTAAGCAGTCAGTCTCCAACCGATCAAGGGTTGCGCTCTCTGACACACCATATTCCCGCATATATGTCAAAATGCGCTCCTTTGCCGCTTGCGCCGCCTGTTCGGAGGACTGTGCCTCTTCATTGTATTCCTGCGACAAGATTTCTTCTACTGTGTTGGATAAATCAACGGAGAAGCGTTGAGCGGCGGCATACATAGTCTTTCTGTCTTTGGGGAAGTGGATAAAGATATATTTCACCAAATCTTCGTTCCAAGGACATAGTACAAATGCCTGGGGCAGTAGTTCATTTTGCTTTTCCGGCAAATTTTTTGCATTTTCAAAGAGTGCATTGGACTTATCTTCAT